TCATTATTTGCGAGTGTGCCCGCGGTGCTGATGAAGTTCACATCGTACTGGACGTAGCCCGTGTTGATGACGACTAACGTGACCTCGTACGTGTACAAAATCGTGGAATCGTTCTTTTTTTGGATGATGAGATTCGCCCCTGTCTGCACGAGCTGCAAGATGTAGTCTTGATCGATGCCGTTCCCGTCGATGTGTGAGACGTAAACCTCGTTGGTGGTCGCGGGTGTGTTATTGAGTTGGATGTGCCCGTCACCAGGTGGTGCCGTTGTCGATGTTTTGAACTGGTACTCCAGCACGCTCGAACTCGAGCCAGGAAGGCCCTGTGGACCTGTGACGAGTGTCCAATCGAGCACCGCGGCCGTCGGTGTACCGACGTTCACGACGTTAGGGGCGGACCCATACGCGACGGCCGAGACTGTACCGATAGCAATCGACGCGGCCAGGCCCGGTGAGCCTGGAGGACCCCCTGCGCCCGTCGCTCCCGTGTCACCGGTCACGAGTCCCCAGTCGAGAATGGCAGCCGTAGGCGTTCCGCTATTGACCACGGTGGGCGCAGACCCTGGTGCGAGAGCCGTCACCGTGCCGATTGTGATAGTAGCGTCCACTCCATCATCGCCCTGCACAAGCCCGAAGTCCAGGACCGCCGCGGCGCTTGTGCCCGCATTCACTATGGTGGGCGTGGATCCTGGAGCAAGAGCGACAACCGAGCCCACGGCCACCGTTGCGGCTGCGCCGTTAGCCCCGCTCGCACCCGTGGCTCCCGTGTCCCCCGTGACGAGCCCCCAGTCGAGAATTGCATTAGTAGTAGACCCGACGTTCACTACGGTCGGCACAGAGCCAGGCGAAAGAGGTGTAACGGTCCCGATTGCAATCGTTGCGTTTGCACCATCCGCCCCCTGCACCAGTCCGAAATCAAGCACGGCAGCGCTCGCCGTCCCGCTGTTCACCACGGTCGGTGGTCCTGGAGGCGCAACCGTGTTCACTGTGCCAACCGACACGGTAGCCGCTGTGCCGTTGGTACCCGGGGCTCCCGCCGTCCCCTGAGCGATACCGAAATTCAGGATAGCTGCCGCTGACGTTCCACTGTTACTCACGCTACACGGTGTGCCAGGCGGAAGCGTGGTCGTTGAGCCCACCATCACGCTTGCCGCAGCGCCAGGGGTACCAGCCAGACCCTGCGCAATCCCGAAATTTATGATGGCCGAAGACGTATTTCCCACGTTGGTCGCTGTGCACGCGCTACCGGGAGGAAGTGTGGTAGTTGTACCCACGTTCACCGTGGCAGCAGGGCCGCGCGCGAGAACGAAATCCAGGATTGCCGCATTCTGTGTCCCCACATTTGTCACTAAACACTGAGCTGGAAAGTTCACGGTGCTCGTCGAGCCCACGTTCACTGTTGCGGCCTGCCCCGGTGGTCCGGGGGTGGTGCCTAACGGGACATACGTTCCGTCTGGCAGCTGTTTCAGATATGACTGCGCCGACACTTGGTTGAAGCGAGGGCGCGAGGCGACCTTCTCATTGGATTCCCCGGTGTTAGCGAGCCTAAGGTCCATCGTTTTTATCCTATGAAGCACTCGCCTTTTTTTTGGTAAGCCTACCAATATAAATGGGGAACGTCGTCTCGTCTACCGCGGACATACTTGCCATCATCGGCGGCGCGACGACCCTCGTGCTCGGGGTGTTCGGCGCGATCAGGTACTCACGATGCAGGTCTGTGTCATGCTGCTTCTCTGCGTGTGTCATTGAGAACAGCCCACCCCAGGACCAAAAAAAAAGTTCGCCCGTGGGCGAGATACTAAGAGAGCCGTCGGCTGTTGTTTAAGGTGGTAGTGTGAACCCGTATGACCCGGCGATCAGGCGCGTGTAAGCCGTAGCGATTGTAACAGTCACCGTATCTACTCCGATATCACCGCCGGCCGTAACCGCGAGCGTAGTGAACACCCCACCAGGAACTGAATCAAACGACTCGGCAGTTGACTCCCCTGATTCGATAGCGAGCGAAGGCGCCGCGCCGTAGATGACCTGGGCGCTGTAGTTGTAGTCCACGCGATTCGGGGAGGCCTGCACGCCCACAATTGTGACAGTGAACCTGACATGGAATGGCCTGACGACATTCGTCGCGGTGATTGTGACGAATGGGTCAACTGCGTCGTCGTTTGCTGGAGGCGTCGTGTCCATCCAGGGACCAAGGACGATGTTGGTCGATGTTGCTGACGTGGTCACGCACTCTCCCTCGAGCACGTACTCGATGGTCTGGCCTGGTACGAAAGCACCAAGGATCTTCTCTTGGTAGAAGCCTTCACCACCTGCGCCGTTGGCGAGCAGGAATGCGAGATTGCCCGCGTCGAGCTCCACGTTCCACCTCGGCTTGTAGTTGCTCAGGATTGGGCGAGGAATGCACATGAGGGGGTCAGTGTTGCCGAGTCTGTAGTCTTCCGCAATGGTTACCTGCGACTCAAGGGTCTCCGCGGCGACGTCTTCGCCATCAAGTGAGACGAAGTTGAGGAGATTGCAATCGAGGTTACCGAACACACCGTCGCAGATACCAGCGCGACCTGCGGCCGTTCCTCCGTTAATCAGGCGAAGATCCATCCTCGTTTCTTTTTTAATTCATATACGAGGAGGTTTTTTTTTCGGCGGGGAGCTTAGTGCAGCGCGCGCGCAAGAGCTGCCCGCGAGACCTTCCGCCCGCCGACCATACGCCCGCCCATGAGCCCATTGCCCACCGCCGAGTTAATCGCTGAGCTAATCGGGGCAAACTCGGGCGCGACGAAGGGGATGATCTTGCTTGCGATGTTTGCAACAGGGCGGATCACGGACATGAAGCCGGACTTGAAGTCATCCCACCATCCCCCGCCGTACAGGTCGCCCGTGGCGCGGTACGGCGTGGCCGGCTGAGTCTTAGAGTTTAGCACGTCCTCGTTGGACAGGATGCCCACGGAGCGCACCACGTTCTGCTGGGCCACAGTCATCACGCCCGTCGAGATAATCAAGACGGTGAGCTGCGGGTACTGCGCCACGCCTGAGAGGTTCTTCGCCAGAACGCTCATCCGGAAGTTGTACGAGCCACGGAGACCTACGGCCTGGTTGCTGCGGAGCGGGATGTCGTCACCGAAGTCGAGAGCGAGCACCGCGCCGGCGTACTGAGACCATTGTGTCCATGTCAAATTGGTATTGTTCTTTGCCGCAATGTTGTACAGGTCGCGCGTCGAAGCATTCGACAAAATCGCGTCACGGTTGTCGAAGCTCAAGTTTACGTTTTCGATACCCCAGAACGTGTCGGTCTTGGTATAATCGAAATCCTGATCCCGCTCTCCCGCGAAGATGATGACGCGCGACGGGATAGAGTTGAGCTGAATGTTGTTGAACTCGAGGCGCTGCTCGCCACCAGCGGCAATCTGGGCGGTGAAGCTCTGCGTGTACACAACGGGCTCCGAATACGGGTAGTTGTTAATCTCCGGAATGATCTGGAGCGTGTCAGGGGTGAGGTACGAGAACAGCATCTCCGCGCTCGTGACAGCCACGGCGACGTTGGTGATGGTGGAAGTAGATGCAGTCGAGTGCGACCACAGCGCGCCGGCGAGACCACCGAAAACACCGTTTCCACGGCCGCCGAGAGCAAGCGTGACGCTCATCGTCTGGATGCCAATGAGGCCGGTGTCCTGCGCGCCGCGCGCGAAGAGGAAGGGGGCGAGCCAGAGCGGCTCGGTAACCGTCAGGTCAACGATGGCGCCCGTGGCCGTGTTTGCGACGACAGTCACACCAGCGAAACCGGTGCGCGTGGTCTGTTCAGGCGACACGCCATACGGGAGCAGGGGGTTGATGCCGAGGGTTGTGAGGAAGGCGAGGTCCTGCGCGTTGTCGAGCATTGTCGGCGTGAGACCGTAGTCGATCTCTTGCTGCACATGGTGGTTGGCATACCGAGTCGTGCCACGGTAGAAGCGGTTCGTGTTCTGGGACAGACGGTCGTTGTTAAGAGACACCTGGATGCTCTGCGTGGCGTTGGCAATGGGGAACGCACGGGGGCCATCCTGGTTGTTGTCGCCCGCGTTTACTCCCGGGGCGACGTTGGCGCCCTGCATCTGCAGCAGCGTGCCCAGGCCACCCGGACGCGTGCCCGTGAACGTCAATCGGTACGTCATAGTCACCATCACTCGGCGGTTAACGAAGACGCGCGCGCTCGGGGGATTGCAGGAAAAGGTCATCGACGACGCGCTCGGCGCTCCATCAGGAAGCACTCGCTGATAGCCGACATCCGATGGTCCATCGAAGATCTGGTACGTCCGGCGCTCGTACGAGTTCAGATCCGTGCGGGGATCAACGACCCGCTGGGTGTTCAGGCGCTCGATGGTGATCGACATCGCTTTGCTTTTTTAAAGTACTACATGCCACATTTTTTTTACGCGAGAGAGATGGGCTTCTTCCGGAAAAGCACCTTAGCCGAGAAGGAGCCCCCCTCCGCGAGCTCAATGGGGTAAGAGTTGCCAGAGAAGTCGGTCCACCATGCCTGTAGGTTAACCCGCATGATGGGCTCACGGCCGCCGAGCTGGATCATCCGGTACTCCGCGGTCGGAAGGTACTCCATGCGGTCCCTGTCCGCGGCGGGCGTGCCATCCGTTGAAAAGATAAAGTCGGTCACTATCGGGATGCTGCTGCTGCTCACGGAGCCACGGTTAGACAGGAGCACACTGTTTGGGATGCTCTCAGATGACACAGGGAACGAATCAGTGGTGAGGTAAATGCTGCGCGAGGCGCTCCACGAGCTCAGGAGCTTGGCCTCCTGCGTTTTGTAAATCAGGCCCGCGGACGCGTAAGGCTGTTGAATTGCCGCGGGGAAACCGGGGCGGTCGTTTGCGGCGGCCTGCCATGACGACTCAAGCATCAACCTGAAATCCCTCCCATTTGGCTGGTACGCCGCCTCGAAGGGAAGGCCCCGGAGATAGCGGCGCATGGCCTTGTTTACGTAAATCTCGATGTTAGAGCCGATCCACGACGAGGGGGCGAAGATCTGCAGGAGCTCCTGCTCTGCGTTGAACCAGATATAAGGAGGATCGCTCGGCTTGGCCACACTCGTCAGGTTCGCGTAGTCACGGAACGAGCTGTTGAGCGAATCGACCACCGCCTGCATCGACGTCTCGAGCCCGTTCGTGAACGAAATCCCCGGGGTCGGGCCCACAATCTGAGACGGGACGATTCCAGTGTCGACAAATGTCACGGAGAGCTCCGTGAATCCCGTCCCTGGCGCGCTCGCGTCCATGGGCAGCTTTGCGATCGGGATCAGGCTCGTGTCCACGTCGAATCTGACGATTGACATGTCCCATCGCTCGGGGACGTGGATGATGGCTTGGGAGCGGGTATCATTGCACACAGCAGGCAGGGGGCCCGTAGTATTATTGACCACCGTGGCATTGTAGTATATCAGGCTCGAGCCGTACACCGGGTCGACGCTGTGATGGACTTGGCTCATTTTATCTCATGCCATACCTAAAAAAAAAGTAATCCCTCTCAGATGGATCCACTTAAGGAGCCCATGAGCGGCTCGAGACTGTCGTCCCTGCTTCCAGGTCGTACTTACCCTTACGGCGAGCTGAAATCTATGATCAGGCTTCCGGAGCGTCCCTTCGCCCTGCTGTACGAACAGCGCCCGAGGAACGGCCATTGGATACTCGTGCACGACACCGTCGACGACACGGGCGGCTCGTGCACCGAGGTCTTCGACTCGTTTGGCACGTTCCCCGACAAGACACTGGACCTAATTGACCCCCGATTCAGGCGCGAGTCAGGACAAGAGCACCCCGAACTCATCCGTCTCCTATACCACGCGGGCAGACAGGTGGCCTACAGTCCATTCAAGCTGCAGGACGACGAGATGAGCACCTGCGGGCGGCACTGCGTGGTGCGCTCGTGGAACGATGGTCTCAGCGCCGAGGACTACAACCGCAGGGTCATGGCCACGTGTAAAAAGGAAAAAATAACCCCCGACCAGCTTGTGGTGTCTATGACCCAGGGCGTATGAGGTACACCTCGTGCTCGTTGACCACGTAGTTCGGCAGGGTCAGGCCCAGGCACGTCCACCTCGACTTGGAATTCAGGATCCGGCGTATCTGCTTTGGCTCGAGCCCCGCGTACACCTTCATGTACCGCTGGATATGGTACGCGCTTCCCCCGTTGAAGAAGACCACGCGGTTCGCCTCGTTCAGGAGCGTGCGCGACCTGCAGTAGTCCATGAGCTGGTGCGCGAGCGTGATCACGTGGATGTTGTACTTGCGGCCGTTGGCAAGCAGGTCGGCGTTGACCGCGTTGATCGTCCTCTGAAGGTTCTTGTCTTGCAGGTTGTCCGTGTCGTCGAACACCACGAGGCTCTCGGCAAGCTCGTCGAGTGTCGGAGGACTCTCCATGAACTCCTCGTCGAGCTCTACCTGCACGATGTTGAGTTTCTTGTACGCCTTCTCGTCGTCGTGTGTGCTGAACAGGATCACTCGCCTGTCTGGAAACATCTCCTGGTACTCGCGAATGTACTGCGCCGTGAATGTGCTCTTTCCCGCCCCGGACTTGCCCGCCACGTAGATCCTCTCGCTCTGCTTGCTCGGGTACACACACAGCAGGCCGTCCTCGCTGAAATACTCGTACCTGTTCTTAATGGCGAGCTCGCGCTGGAGCTTGGCTATGTGCGCGCTCAGGGCCAAGTCCTCAGGAGGGTCAGATGAGAGGTACCGGCGGATGTTCATGCGCTCCGCGGCACTCATGATCTTGGTCTTACTGGGCGCGATGTCCAGCACACTCTCCGGGTCGTAGCTCTGCTCAGGCGCACCGTCGTCAGGCGCGATGAATATCTTTTTGCCCTCGTCCGCCCCGGTGCACACCACAGCGACCGGCGTGCCTTTGCGGAACGACAGCATCTTCGCGCTTTTATCCTAAGCCCCACCGTTTTTTTTCACAGTTCACGATTTCGCGAAACTAATGTGGTTTAAATTCACCGATTCTGGGATAGCACCG